AGATATCAACTTTATATATTTTCTATTTATTGTATTCTGATTTAATTTTTTGATAAAGATTATATATCTTTTCAGCTTTCTGCTCATCACTGAGTCTTTTATTTTCCATTATCTTTTTATATTCTGGTGATGATACTAATGCTTGTTTTATATTATCATCATTCTCTGATTTAAACGCTTCTCTAACTTGGTATGATATACCCTTAACAGACCGATACATACCCATTAAATGCGACCAAGCTGTAGATACTGCTATTACTTTCTTAGTACCAGATACTACCTTATTAGCAGTCTTTTTGATAAATCCTTCAGATGCTTTTGCTTGCGATTGTGATGACTGTAATAAAGTTGTTAACTGATCTCTGTCCTCTGATGATATATTCTTTGATTTTGAGAATAATTTATTAAGAGCATTACTAGCTGTATCAAATCCAGCTTGAGCTATTTTCAATAATTCTTTATATCTACCACCAGGTATTAATATCAATGATGTGACAGCAACTGTTGTTATTACTGGGTGCTTCTTCATGAATTTAATAATAAGCATAGCAATACCTTTTACACCACCAGCAATTTTAGATATTAATTCGCCAAATTTTTCATACCATTTCTTTTTAGCCATAATATCTTTTTCAAAATTCTGTGGTACTTGTACCTGTTCTTCATTACCAAGTATCTTATCTATTATATTACCAACCATATTACTGATTTTTTTAAATATATCTCTAACTACTCCTATTAGTTTAGCTAGGATACTAGTTTCTTTATCATCAACAATATTCTGTTCTTCAGTATAGTATAGATTACCGATAAATGATTCTATATAACAATCATATTCTATATTTTGATACTGATTGAATAAGCTATCAAATTTTTTATATAATTCCATATTTCTTATTATCCTTATATTTTCTATCTTAAATGAATGTCATAATATGATTTGTAAAACGACATATTAATAAAAATTATAAGGATAAGGTATTGATTATGAATATAAATAGTAAAATAGATGCACTATTTTATATGTATGATTCGTTTGATACAAGTATGTACATTGAATCATTTATTGATGGAGCTGATTCTAATGTACAGATATTTACAGAAAAAGCAAATATTCTCGGACGTATAGTAGAAGGTATTAAAGAACTATGTCAAAAAGTTATTGATACAATTAGTGGTATCATAGATAAGGTAACATCTGGACTTAAAGGCAATGTACAAGTTCCGAAAGAAAGTATTCAAATGGCAAATCAGTTGACTGGCTACGCTGCAGATTTGAAGAAAACTGTATCGGGTGGTCCTAAAGGGATTGCTGGAAAAGCTAAGGATTTTATTAAGAGACATCCAAAAGTTACTATTGGGGCTACAGTTGCAGCAGGTACTGCCGCATTTGTTATATTAAAACCGGAACAATTTAAAGCACTCAATGAGAAAAGAAAAAAAGCTATTAGTGATATCAAAGCTACAATGCATAACATAAAAGTTGGTGCAGAATTTATTACTCCAGAAGAGTACGATAAGTCTATGAAAGGTAAAAAAGATAAGAAACCAACTGTTGTCGATGCGACATGGACCGATGTGACTGATGATAGCGTTGATTTAATGAAGAATGTTAGTGATTATGTAAAAAATGCTCAAAGTGATACGTCTAATTATAAGTTAATATAGGCTGCTTAATAATAAATAAAGATGGTTCAGGTTAAATCCTGAACCATCTTTATTAAACGTAATACATACCTAACGGTAATAGATGATGTATATTGATAGTGAGTTTACAATATTTTAATACTTGGAAAGGACTAAATCTAATGAAGTCTAAAAGAAGAATTTATTGCAAATTCTGTGATTATTTCTGTTTTGACCCAGATGATTATGCTTCTCATTTAGAGAAGAAACACAATGATTCAATTCCAGATGATATGACTCCTCATCAGTTTGCCTATTATCTAAAAACTGGTAAGACTCATGGGAATTGTATTATATGTAAGAATAAGACATCTTGGAATAAAATTACTAATAAGTATAATAGATTTTGTGATAATCCAAAATGTAAAGAAAGATATAGGGAAATCTTTAAAAATAGAATGATAGGAAAGTATGGCAAAACTACTTTACTTAATGACCCAGAACAACAAAAAAAGATGTTAGCTAATAGGTCTATTAGTGGCAAATACTTATGGAGAGACCATGTTCATGAATCTACCTATACTGGTAGTTATGAAAAATCATTTCTTGAGTTTCTTGATAAGATAATGAATTTTGACCCTGATGATTTATTATCTCCATCTCCTCATACTTACTGGTATATGTATGAAGGAAAAAAGCATTTTTATATACCAGATTTCTATGTTCCATCACTTAATCTAGAAATAGAAATAAAAGATGGTGGAGATAATCCTAATATGCATCATAAGATACAAGATGTAGATAAGGTCAAAGAACAAGCTAAAGATGATGTTATGAAGAATAATCAAACTAATTATCTCAAGATAGTAAATAAAAAGAATGAGGATTTCTTAAAATATTTATCTTTAGCAAAAGAAAGGTCAATGGATGATAAAGCTCAGTCTATTTATATGGTAGAAGAAAGTTTATCTATTGATGACTTAAATAAAATATATACGGAAGGTATTGATAATGAATTGGAAATATAAAATACCGTTAAAAGATAAAAACGCGTTTAGAGATATAGAAGAAAAATATGATATAAAAATTCCCGATACATTGAAAAGGTTGGTAATAGATGCTAACGGAGCAACTCCTGAGAAGTATAACGTTATGGTTAATGGTGTTGAGAGAGTATTTGGTTCTGTACTGTCATACAATAGAGGTGATAGTGATAATGTTTATACAAATCTGGGCACTTTCATAAAGCAAGGATTATTACCATTTGGTACAGACCCTTATGGTAATAAATTTTGTATAGAACTGAAGAGTAACAAAGTCGTATTCTGGAATCATGAATACGATAAGACAGTGCCAGCACATTCTAACCTGTCGCTGTTTATTAACAGTTTTTATTAATCAAAGAAAGGGAGATGTATCGTGGAATATAATTTTTACAAGTTACTAAAGCAAGACATTATTTTTTTATTTAATAATTTAGAGTCAGTGACTCCAACAACAAAAGCCCAGTTACTTTTTAGAAGAGATAATATTCTCAGTCTTATGAAAGATAATTTGAGTGAAGCAGAATATGAATCTATAGATAAAGCTTCTTTAAGTTTTTCTCTTGAAGATAAATTTCGTACATTACCAAAAATAGATAAAATATCTTTATTATATCCTCTAATCTCAATGAGTGCAGAATCTAAAGAAGACTTAGTTAATATACTACAGTCTTTCCGCAAGTGTGTATTAGAGGTAGCTCCTAAAGATTCTCATGATTTATATGAGGTATTCTATAAGCGTATTTTAAAAGATAAGATAGCTGTTTTTAGTATATTACAGAAAGCACTACCTGATGATATAATAGACCCATTATTGGGAGCATCTATTAATACAATCTATAGTTTATGGTTATCATTGAATAATGCTCATGTTACTGCTGTAGCAACAGGAATGTTGTATTCTAGTCTAGAAATAGATGATGAAAGTATTCTTCATTTTCTAATTCATTCAGTGCAGGTGTTAACTGATTTCGATGAAGTAGAAATAATGCATATATTCTCTCAGTTAAATGAACAAGGGTTAATTAATGTAGATATACCAGAAGGTTACTCAACAGATATTGAACTTGATGAAGTAGATAATAATGAAGAACTTAATATTATAGGGGATAATCTATTTTCAGATAGACCCCAATTTATTCATGATTTAAAAAATGAAATCATGAAGCTTGACCCTGATAGTATTAAACGATATATAGGAAGTTATGATAATATTTCTTATAGAATAGATGACCAGTCAATAGGATATCTTATGACTAATGAAGATTATGAAGTTGCTAAAGTCATCATAAGAGATAAAGGATTATTTACTATCGTTAAATATGAAGGTACGTTATATCTCTTATTCGAATTAGGTAAAGATACAATACAGGGAATAAGTTTCCCAGTAGAAGCTGGTGGTGAAAGAAAAGTATTAGCCATCAAAAAAGATAATAATGTATATTACACTATAAAGAATGTAGAAATATAAAAATAAATAGCATACATAACTAGATATTAGTGTGTATGCTATTTTCATTATTTGAAAAAAGTTATATACTATTTACTTGTATGAATGAATAAGGTAACGATAATTCATACAATAAGAAACTTTATAAACTAACAACAAGAAACAAGGAGGATTTAATTATGTTGGAAGTTGGAATCATCGGACTGGGAAATACTGGAAATCAGGTAGCTGCATTAGCAAAGGAGAAGCTCGGTATACCAGTCGTAGCAATTAACTCATCGGAAAAAGATTTGGAAACTGTTCCAAATAATATTCCGAAGAAGTTAATAAGTGACAAGGATGGCTTATCTGCAGGTGCAGGTAAAGACAGAAACCTTGCAAAGAGTTATCTTAAGGACTCTATAACAAATTTACTTAAGGACCAGGAGATGATCGATATGATTTCTCCGTTGGATGTTGTATTTGTAGTGAGTTCCACAGGTGGTGGAACTGGATCAGGTACAGCTCCATTGTTAGCTAATATACTTGAAGCTACATTTGCAGATACAAAGGTAATAATGATTGGTGTATTACCAGTTAATAATGAGGCACTGTCTGCTCATGTAAATACACTCGAATACTTGAATGAGTTATATAAGGTTATGGAGAATCAGACTTATATGCTCTATGACAATGACAAGTGCTCTGGTATGCCAAGTTATAAGTTACTTGAGAAAGTAAATAATGAGATTGTAAAGGATATTGATGTACTTAGATGTACATATAACTTTACAACAAAACTTGATAGCATCGACGATAGAGATGCAAAGAGACTTATCTCTTTCCCTGGTCGAATAGTCGTATCAAGAGTAGAAGACTTTAAGGAAAAGGATACGGACAATATGAGTATCGAGGATATGCTTATTGATAATATCAAGAAGAACTGTCATGTAGATGCTCAGAGAGACAAAAAGATTATGGCATCTGGAATTATTACAAACCTTAGTCAGGTATTAACTGAGGAATTTGATAATAACATTCCGAAGGTTAGGGATTTCACAGGTGATCCAATACATGCGTTTAATCACATTTATGTGAATGACGATAGGAAGATGCCAAACAATGTGTATCTTATCATGTCAGGTTTGACTCCTGTTAATGATAAGATTAATCTGATATCGGATAGAATTGAAGAGATTGAAGCAAGACAGAAAACACTAGAAGCAGATGATGCTTTATCAGCTGTAGAGTTAAATGCACTGTCTTCAAAGATATCTGACAAGACAAAAGTTAATGATGCGACAACAGTAGATCTCAAAGACATCTTTGGTAAATTCATGTAAAGATAATAAGGTAAGGTGATAATAATTTATCACCTTATCTACATCTTTGTAATGATGTATTGACGGACTGATGTTGATTCATTATAAAAAACAAAAATTATTTTTTGGAGGTACCCATATGGGAAAAGAAACAAAAAAGATTAGAATCAATGAAGATGTGAGGGAGTTTGCGAAACTCACTCTCAAGAAGTACAAGAAAGAAAACGGTAATTTCTTCGATTCTAAGAAAGAGACAAAAGAGTCTTACTACATGTCTTTAGTAGACTTATTACCAGAAGTAATAATGTTCGTTGTTAAATTCGGACATGTACAGAATGAAGAAATTCAGAATGTAAAGACATTAATCTATCAAAAGTTGACAGATTATGATTTCATCAAAGTATTAAAGAAAGAGCTCAAGAATAAGAATAAAATCAAGAATATCAAGTTATTCCCGATTATTATTCAGGAAATCCTTGAGGAAGCAAAGAAGGTGAATGACCAGTTATTGGCTCAGGATAAGAATGCTGAGACATACAGAATGGATGATATTCAGGAACTTCTTCAGATAATCTTAAAGAAGAGATTAAAGAAGTTTGCAAAGGCTGGTATTGATACTGCAACATCATTGGATGTGCTATCAATTATTCCATGTGATGAAGCATTGGATATCAGTCAATTCTACAGAATCAAGTCATTCTTTGATTGTCTGTATGAGCATGTGAAGGGAGTTGCTATACCATTCGAGACAATAATGAGTTTAGTAACATCAGAAGAATATTATCCGATGTTTATCACATTTGCATTACTTGAAAGAAAAGAAAGATTTGCTAAGTTTACAGAAGCTCAGAAGACTCTTTATGTTGATATATCTACATGGTGCTTTAAGACAATGGAAGGTCTTAAGTCAGATGCAATCAAGTCAATCATAAATGTATATATCAATGGCAGAAAGAAAGATGATTCTCAGGGCAAGGATGGAAATCGTAGATATAATTTGTCTACATTAGTTCCTGATGATTACCCAAAGATAACAAAGGTAATCAATGCAATGCTCAGCCATGATGAGAGCATTAAGAAGTACTTATAGGAAGGACTACTATGTTATATGATGTAAGTATCGGGAAACCGAAAAATAAACATGAGTGGGAAATCTTCAAAGATAAGTACGGTTCTACTTTTGTATCTTCCAGAGCGTTAAAACAGAGGATACGATTAGGTGGCGGGGTTGATGAAATATGCAACCCTGTAGTATCTGAAGAAATCCCACATGTGTGGGCGGATAGCTACATTATAGGATATGAGCTATGCGACCATATAAAATTCTCTAATAGTAATAGGAATATGAATCTTACTGCTATTAGATTAAATGAAAGAAACGAATCATCAGATGTGATGGAATATAATATTTGCTATGTAAGTTTCGACCCATCTAAATATGAGTTGATTGATTACAGTTTAGCTCCACAGGCTGGAGTAAATATTGTACAGACATTCAGGGCTTGGAATGATTTTCAGGGGTGTGCCATTCAGTATACATCACTCTATAGTGCATTAATTAAAATGACTCTTAGAGATATAAAGATGGGTACATATCGTGATGTCATGATTGGTGTAGATGAGGGTAACAAAATCAAAGTTATCATCAGACCACTTGAGGATTTAGATTTAGCAAATGCTAAGGAAACTACCAAGAAGCTAAAGAAGAATGGTAGCAAGACCAAGCATTTTGGTATCACTTTTGCAAAGAGATTTATTCCTACAATAGGAGTATTTATCAATGCTGGAGAAGGTGATGATAAACTCTTAAGTTTAAGAAATAATGCAGTATGTGATGAAAATGCTGTTGTAGTAGCATTAGAAGATGAGAAATCATTATTCAATATTACTGATAATATCGAGAAGATAATTATCGATGAGTTAGTAAATAAAAAGATTAAAGCTATTACAATAGTAGACTTACAATTACCACCAGACTTTTGTAAGAAGTATAATATAGATTATGTATTTGATTACAATCTGACTACTTTCAAGACAAAGTGTATTCGTGGTAAATAAAATTAGATAATAGACATAACGATATATTATTTATATGAAACTAATTAACAATATTTCAAAATTATAAGGAGGGCTTATGGCTCAGAAAAACAAGCTTGTTGTAAAAATTTCATCTATGTTAAATAAGAAAGGTGAAATCAAGGGTAAGGACAAGAAAGAAACTAAGACAGCTAAGAATGGTTGTCTTCATTGGAAGATCAATAAGAAAGGTAAAGTAGTACCTAATATTGATGTAGTAGGAGATTATGCAATTTGTCGAGGCTGTGGTGCAAAGATTCCACTTCAGTTCTATGACAATGATAAGCTGAAAGAAACTCTTGGTGGTATGAAAGAGCTTAACAATCAGGCTAAGTTCTTATCTGTTGCTACCAACAGTGGTGAAGAGATGGCAGCATTGTTCTCAAAGACAGGTGTGCTTCTTGGTATTTATAAGAAGAACTATAAGAAGCTTAGAAAGATTGCAGAGAAGCAGTCAAACATTGGTGGAAAGAAAGGTAAGAAGAATAAGAATAAAGGAAATGGTGGTGGAACATCATCAGATGCATTCGGAAGCTGGGGCTCAATGTAAAGCATTAGATTCCTTGATCAAGTAATTTAGTTTTAAGACTTGGGTATGTGTGTAATAGCACATACCCATATTTTTTTGTCAGTATCATTTTATTAAAAATACCCGAGCAACCCATCGTATATAATGGTATTTTTAAAATAACAGAAGAATAAGTTAATTATTAATTGAAAAATTATAATAGTTTATGAAAGGAAATATAGGTTATGTACAATGATACAGAATTAATGCACCTTGAGAACGATATTCAGAAAATACAAGTTAAGACTAATATGTATATTAATGAATATGGGGAACAAGGTGCGTTTCATTTGGCTAGGGAGATTATTCAAAATAACTTTGATGAGTGTATTGACCCAGAATCTCCTGGTAATAAAATAGACATATCATATGATATGGATACAGATATATTGACAGTATCTGATAATGGAAGAAGTTTTAATGAAAGCAAATACTCAATGAGAGTTTTCATGACTACTCTCCAGAGTGGTAGTAAATTTAATAGAAGTGCTGGAGTAGATAGTAGTGGTGAATTTGGTGTAGGTATGACAGTAGTTAATGCCTTATCAGATTATTTCAAAGTAATTGCTTATAGAGATAAAGAAGAAACTATACATACTGTAGAATTTAAAGAAGGTATTATAGTAGAAGATAAAATAGAAAAGAATAAGAAGAAGTTAAGAGGTACTACTGTAGAATTCAGAGTATCTAAAAAGTATATGGGTAATGATGCCAAATTACCTATAGATGATGTAATTAACTGGTTAGATTCTTTATTCTATCTTAATTCAAATAATTTAAAGAAGAATAATATAAAAGCAACTGTTACTGTATATGATGGTTTAGAATTAGTAAATAGTATTAAATTTAAACCTAAATCATTCTCTGATTTAATAGGTAAGATAATCCCATCTACTTTAAAGAAGAAAGATTTATCTGATGTTTGTTATATCAGTGGAGATACTAAACTAGTAGAACCTACTAAAGTATTAGTAGAAAATAGTGATGGTGATACAGAAGTTGCTATGCAAGATATAGAGAAAAATATCCATATGGATATAGCTTTCTTATATTGTATTAATGAAGCATATAATGAACCAGCATTATATGATACTTATTGTAACTATACAAATACTACAGATGATGGAACTCATTTAGATGCATTTGATGAAGCATATTGTAGATGGTTACAGAATAAAGTTAATGAATCAATGAGTGAAGCTCAAAGAAATAAACTTAAAGTAACCTGGGAAGATTGTAGAACTAATTTGTATTGTGTATTAAGTTTATCAACTAATGCTCAAGTAGGATTTGTTGGTAACGCTAAACAGAAGATACAGTGTCCAAACTTAGTTCCATATATGAAAGAATTAATTAATAATGCTTTAGATGAATATTTCAATACCAATAGTGGATTACTTAATGATATCATCAAGATAGTTAAAGTTAATACTAAAGCTAGACAGGATATGATTAAAGCTAAATCTGCTACTAGTATAGAGAAATTAAATACATTTAAAGAGCATGAAATGACCAATTACATTAGACCGAATAATACAGGTAAGAAATGGAAGGAGCTAGACTATAAATGGCTCCCATCACAGCGATGTGATGTAAAAAACCTCTTTAACTGCTGGGAACCCTTAACTCTATTAAGAGAAAGACAATCAGCAGCCAAGACTTATAGAAATATAAGTAAGGTTCAACGACTAGGGAAAGGCTAAGTATATAATACTTAGAACCGAGTAGGTCCAATCATAGGACGAGATGTAGGTGAGATAATATCAATAAACCGAAACGGGAGGCTCTCTAATATTTAGAGATGAAGATATAGTCTGGACTATATAGAAATATATAGATTAACAATCTCAGTTTTTAGTCGAAGGAAATTCGGCATCTGGTTCAGCAAGAAATGGTTCTGATCCAGATACTCAAGGATTTTTCTTATTTAGAGGAGTTACTCTAAATCCAGTTAAGTCATCGCTAACTGATGTTATGAATAACAAAGAGTGGCGAGATTTAGTTACTGTATTAAAATGTGGTATTGGTCCAAAATTTGATTTATCAAAATTATATTTTGATAGAATTAATATATTTACAGATTCAGATGTAGATGGTTACAATATCTCGTCTGGTATGTTAGCATTCTTTTATATCTTTATGAGACCTATAATAGAAGCTGGTAAGTTGTATAAAGTTTATGCTCCTTTGTATTCATTATATGATAAAGAGCATCAGTTTGTCATTACTAAAGCTGAGTTATATGAGTTATACCATAAGAAGATAGTAAAGCAGTTTAAAATCAAGATAGGAAATAGTAAAGAGTATTTAGATAAAGATGAGATGTTAGATTTCTTATCAGATACTTTTGACTATACAGAGAATCTTGTAAGAGCTGCTAAAGAGAGTGGTAACGTTAATAAATTCCTTATAGATGAAATTATTAGCAACTTAGTAGAATTGGGAGTAGTTAGAAGTGAAACCGATTATGATGACATTGATGAAGTATTCAAGAATCAGAAATTCATAACTAAGTTTATGAGTAATATTCAAAAGAAATATAAGGAAATTGTATTAGAAGATGGAGCTAGAGTTACTGGTGTTGTAGATAGTAAATATGTATTGATTAAGATATCAAAGAGATTCTTTATGAAGACTTCTTATCTTATTCCAGTAATAAGAAAGTATGGTCATATAATAGAAGTTAAAGAGAAAGATAAAGAACCAGTATTTATGACTATAGCAGAATTCTTAGATTCTTGTACCAAATTACTACCTAAGATTAAAACTCGTTTTAAGGGACTAGGAGAGTTAAATGGTGAAGAATTATTTAAAAGCACACTTGATATTAATAACAGAGTTTCTATTCAGTATACAGTAGATGATGTTGAAAAAGAATTGGGTATATTTAATATAACCCATGGTGGTTCAAAAGTAGATGCTGAGAATAGAAAAGAGATGATGAAATCTTATAAGATTAATAGAGAAGATTTAGATAACTAATAGAGAGGTGTTTTATGGCTAAGAAGAAAAGTAAAAGAAGTAAAAAAGATGAATTAATGGATAAGAAGTTAGATAAACTTTTCTCTGATGAATTTGGTGATAGGTTTGGTAATGAAAAAATTATCCAGATGAATATAGCTGATGCTGTTATGAATTATTCTAAACTATTTGGAGCTAATAAGAATCTTTATAGAACTATAGCATCTATAATAGATGGAATGAAACCAGGTAAAAGAAGATTATTTTATTCATGGTGGGAATCTGAAGGTAAACCAAGTAATACAAAGAGAGAAACTCTTAATAGATTAAAATCTATAAAGGTTGATAAGTTATCTGCTAATAGTGTAAACTATCATCCTCACGGAACTACATCAATAGATGATATTATTGGTAATGAGGGTCAATATTGGTCTAATAATGTAATGACTATAGTACCTCAAGGTAATTATGGAAATTTAAGAGGAGAAGAGTATGGAGCTGGAAGATATAGAGAAGCTAAGTTATCTGAGTATACTATAGATTGCTTTTTCGATGATTTCGATAAGTATTGTATACCAATGAAACTTGCATATGATGGAGAATCATATGAACCAGAATTCTTACCAGCTAAATATCCTCATATATTATTCAATCCACAGTTTAGCGGAATTGGATATGGGTTAGCTTCTAATATACCACCTTTTAATGTAGGAGAAGTATTAGATGCTACTATAACTCTTATAAAAAATCCAAAAGCTAAAATACTATTAATACCAGATTCTCCAACAGGTTCTGATATAATTGATAATGGAACTTTTAAAGAGATAAATGATACTGGTAGAGGTAAAGTAGTATTTAGAGCTACTACAGATATTGATTATCAAGAGAATATAATAAAAGTAACTAGTCTCCCTTATAATATTTCATCTAAGTCAGTTATATCAAAGATAATTGAATTAATTAATAAAGGTACTATTAAAGATATACAAGAAATTCAAGATAGTACTAAAGAAGGAGAAGTTGATATTAAGATAAAACTTAAACCATCGGCTAAACCAGATTTAGTATTAAAGAAGTTATATAAGAAAGGTACTGGATTAAAATTTACTTATCCGTGCGGTATTACTGTAATAGATGATTACCAAGAATATGAATATGGTATAAAAGAATTATTACTTAACTGGATTGATTATAGACTAGATATAGTTCGTTCCATGTTCTTGAATAATCTCCAGATAACTCTTACTAAGCAAAAGATGAATGAAGTATTATTAATGGTATTTAATAAGAATAATATTGATACTACTATTAGTATAGCAAAGACATCTAAGAGTAGAAAAGAGACTATAGAAAGATTAATGGATAAGTTTAAAATAACATCTATCCAAGCTGGAGTTATTGCTGATATGAAAGTATATAACTTTAATGAAGATAGTTATGATAACTATAAAGCTGATAGTGTTAAATTGGAAGAAGAACTTAATACCATTAATGAAATTCTTCAAGATGATAATAAGTTGGAAGAGTTTGTAATTAACCAACTTAAAGAAGGAAAGAAGAAATGGGGTAGACCAAGAAAATCTAAAGTAGTTAAAGAAGATGATGAATTAGAAAATATTCCTGATGTAGATTATATAGTAGGAGTAACAGAATCTGGATTCATTAAGAAAGTACCTGTAGAAGATTCAGTATCGATTGGTTCTATTGGAAAAGGTAATGATGGTTCATTATTTGTATTTAAGATAAATAATGCAGAAAGCTTATTAATTATTGATAGTAATGGTTATGTATCAAAGATAGCAATATCATCTCTCCCTGATATGAGTTATGAAGATAATGGTGTTGAATTAAGTAGATTCTTTACTGTTAATGGTACAGTAAAAGCTGTTATGGAACTACCATCTTCAGAGATATTCAATATCAAGAATGAGAATCTTGGCATAATATTCATTACTAAGAATGGATTAGCTAAAAGAGTTCAGTTATCAGAATTCAAGAATATTACTGATAATAAACAAGCTATCAAATTAACTGATAATGATGAAGTGGGAGCTGCTGTATTTACATTAGATAATAATGCAGATATTATTATTTCTACATCAAATGGTAATGGAATAAAATTACCATTAGAAGAAATTAGAAATTATGGATTATCAGCTCAAGGGTTAAATATGATAACTTTACAAGATGATGATTATATTGTAAATGCTTCATTAGTAAATAAGACTGACAAGTATTTATTCTATGTAACTTCATCAGGTAGAATTAAATTAACTGAAATGAAATACTTCCCTAATATGGAAAGAAGAGGAGAACCTGTTAATCTTATAGCATTGACAGGAAAAGAATCTCTTATAGGAGTAGTTGGAGTTAGTAGAAATAATAAAGTTATTGTATATAAGAAGAAATCAGACCCAGAAGTTATTGAAGTAAAATCATTAGATATTGATACAAGAGTATCTAAAGGAAGAAAGTTAGTTAAGACTGGGTCAGGTAATGAGATAGTAGGTTTTAAAGTATTTAAGTAAAATACAAAATTGTGGAGGGGGTGGAGGAGTGGGG